AGGGGCTGCAAGGGAGGCGAAATATGGGCGAATTGGAGTTGTTCCCGAAAGGGTTGCAGCGAAAACCACAAAGCTTCCGCTTCCGCTAGGGGTTGAGTCCAAATATTTAAAGGACAAGTTTGAGGAACGGTATTTAGCAGAGGAAGCGAAAACCGACCTCCAAGGCGGCAAGCGGGTTGCACCGACACGAACTACACCTGAAAGTGTTGTTTCGGAGAAACCCACCTCCAAGGCGAAAGAGCCGTGGGAGATGACAAGGGGTGAATTTAAAGAAAAATTTGCGCTTAGAGGAACATCCCCGTTTCGGACAACCATAAAACAGTCTCCGTCGCGCGGACAAGTTAATGTTGGCGACAAGATTGTTGGGGAAGGTTTTACGGGGAACGCAACAAAAAGCGCAGCCGATGCCAAGCGCTATTCTACTGGTCCGGGTGGAAAATTACACATATTTGACAGGGGCGATATAGTAGAAACACAGGAGGGTATATTTAAAGTAAAAAGGGGTGCTAACCCAATTTTAACCCTAAAGGGGAACGACATAAAAAGAACCCCTCACGAAACAATAATAGAAAACGCTATCAAAGAAGGCAAGCCCGTCCCCCCCGAAGTCCTGAAGGACTACCCGGAGCTGAAGGCGAAAGAGCCGTGGGAGATGACGAAGAAGGAGTATGTTAATGAAATTAACACAAATGTTCGTGGTTCGGATCTGGATGGGTGGTTTCGCAATGCAGACAAAAACTATAAACCTAAAATTGTTAAAGCAATAATGGATAATGAGGGTGTTAAAAATGCTGCACTTAATGTACTACATGATAACTATCAACAGTCAACCGGTCTAAAAATACCGTTCAGGGATTTTTTAAATACCGAAATAACACTATATAGGGCGGGTAGTATTCCGAAGAACGAACCGTTTGTTTCGTTTTCTTGGGACAAGAAGATGGTACAAAAATTTCGCGGGGATATAACCGAGATTAGAGTAAAACCAAAAGACACCTATGGATCACTACAAACTACAGCAGAAGGGGAGGTGTTGGTCCCCCCCGAAGTCCTGAAGGAGTACCCGGATTTAAAACCAAAGGAAGGCACAACCCTATACGGCGGCCTACCGATTGACGCCATAACCAAGGGTAAAGTTAGAATTTTAAAAAATGAACGTGGAGCTGTTGGAGAAATACCTAAAACCAAAATCCCTTCAACCATTGAAAAATTTAAAAATTGGGAATTTGATACACCTGAAGGTGGCAGCAGTATAACACCAAAATCAGCCTTTAGGATGCAACATGAAAGGGCGATAGGCAAGGGAGAATATGAAACACTTCATGATCTTTCAACATATAACGACGAATGGCGATTTAACGAAGTGTTAGGCAAGGGTTGGAGTGAACATCCAAACTCATTATACTTAAAAAATAGAATAAAGAAAAACCAACCAATTAAAATTTATAGAGCATCACCACCCGACCAACCCATTATTCCGGGGTCTTATGTTTCTGAATCAAATTCTTATGTTAAATTTCACGGGAAAAATATAATTCGTAATACAGAAAAATGGAAAATACATGAGCTTGAAGTATATCCAGATGAACTGATGACCTATGGAGATCCGCATGAATTTATTTATATCCCAAGAACACCAGAAATAGGATTTGAACGATTAAAGAAACAAGCTAAAATTTATGAAAGAAAAGGATCTGTTGAGTTATTTTCAGGTATTCCAATCCCTGCCATGATCAAAGGTATTGAAAAAGTCGGTTCAAAGATTTGGGACGATGCCATTATGAAGGGCATACCCAAGATTCTTGAAAAAGTACCCGGTGGAAAATCGGTTAACCGTGCGCTCATTTACGATTACAGGGGCGATCTTCCCGCAACGCCGGAGTATATGCGTCTTATGGGAGAAAGCCGCCGCACTCGTCAACTGGGCAAATCCTATGGCATTGATTTGGGTAAACGTCTGCAAACCGTATCCGAATCAGACCAGCTTAAATTGGGTGAATATATCCGGGGCGAACTTAAAGACCTATCCCCCGAATTAAAGCCTTTAGGCGACGAAGCCAAAACCGCCATGCTCACTCTTGGAAAACAGGCGGTTGATATTGGCCTACTGTCTGAGGAAACCTTTTTCAAAAACGCTGGCCGGTATATGCCCAGGTTATACAGTTCAAAGGAATATCAATCCCTCTTAACAAAATTCGGGCTTAAAAAAGCCGAGCGCCTTGACCTTTCCCGATTCAAACAGCGAAAAGACATCCCTAAAGAGATCCGTCAAGAGATGGGCGAGATTATGACTCCGGGGTATCCAATCGCAAAGGGAATCGTTCAACTTACTCACGACATTGAGACGGCCAAGTGGTTCAAGGGTATTTCTCAAAATCCAGAGTGGGCGCTTCCGAAAGGCTCAAGGGGAGCTGTACCCGAAGGATGGAAACAACTTTCTTCAAACAAGAAACTTGGGGCGCTGTCTGAGGCATACGTTCACCCGGAGATTTTTACAGACCTTCAGCAAACCATCAGGGTTATGGAAACGCCCGAAAAGGTATGGCGGCGGTCCCTTGGATACTGGAAGTTTGGCAAGGTAATTCTGTCTCCAAAGACTCACTCCCGAAACCTAATGTCAAACTCTATCCTTGCTCATCTGGGTGGGATGCCGATGTATGAGCAGCCTATTTATCTTACCAAAGCGGCCAGAGCGATGAGGACAAAAGATGCTTACTGGAAACAGTCGATGGAAGAAGGGCTTTTAGGTACGACTTGGGCAGAACATGAACTATCAAGCTTATTCTCTGAAGCCGAGAGCCAGATAAAGGGCATAAAAGCCGAAAGCATACCCGAGAAACTGGGACGAATAGGGGTTGTCTGGGAAAAATCCAAAGACCTGGCTAACAAAGCAGCAAAAACTTATCAGGCCGAGGAAGAGTGGTTCAAACTCGCTAAATTTATTCATAATATTGAGCGCAAGAAAATGTCTCCAAAACTTGCCTCCGCCGATGCTGAAAAGTGGTTGTTCAACTACGGCAAGGTTACAAAGTTTCAAGAAGGCTATCGCTCAAAATGGTACGGCGCTCCATTCGCCACGTTCACCTTTAAGGCCCTTCCACGGATAGCCGAAGCCGCTGTTAAGACCCCCCATAGGTTCTTGCTTCCTTTTGCTATGGTGTATGGGCTTGAACAGGCCGCTATGAGCTACTTTGGGGATACGTCCGAACAAGCCAAAGCTAAAAAAGAGATTCGACCCGAATATATGAAGGGTTCTCCCCTTGGAATCCCGAACTTTGCCAGGGTTCCCGTTAGCGATGAATACGGTAGGGAACATTATCTAAACTTAACATACATTCTCCCTTGGGGTGACATCGGCGAAAGCGGATCGTTTGCTGGAATACCAGGAGCTTTACAGCCACTATCTCAACCGTTCCCGAAAGAATTATGGCAACAAGCAGCTAACAGGGACACGTTCTTTGACAGACAAATAGTTCCAGATGAAGAACTTGCCGGTAAGTCTACATGGGATCAGATTAAAACGCAAGCGAAATTAAGAGGAAAACACTTGGGACAAACTTTGGCACCGACCCCGGTGCTTGACGTTATCAAGGGTGTCCAATCGCTTCAGGGTAAGCCTGATTATAGGGGAAGAATCAGAAAACCCGTAGTTGTGACTGCTGACGCATTATTAGGTGTCAAAATGTATCCGGTTGATTACGCCGAGCAGATGACGAGAATCATATCCAAAAAAGACCCACAAAAGGGGTACATAGCAAGAAAGATTTACGGTCAAATCAGGGTTCTTGCCATTAAAAAGGACGCAGCAAAAAAAGCAGGGAAACCCATAAAAGAATATGATGAGCAGATTAAAGTCAAAACTAATCAGTTAATCGGACTTGGCAAAGAATTAAAACTTGTTGCCGAAACATACAAGAAAACAAAATAAAGGAGACCTAAAATGGCAATAACGTACACAGTATCATGGGCGGCACACGGCGGGCTTTACGGCAGCGAAGAGGTGCTTGAAATAACCTACCTGACCAGTGGACAAGACGGAGAGATTTCAACCGATACAGACGCCATAGCGGACGGACGCACCTACACGCAACTAATCAGGGGTAGAAACCTGAAAATAGTTGAAGCGTTTCCGACATCGGGATTAACAGCCCCGGACGCAGCAGATGTCACGGTGAAGGATTCTGACGGGATGGATCTATTGGTTGCCGGGGGAACAAACCTAATTCATGCAACAAATAAATTATCTATTTACCCCATAATCGGCGGTACCTATCCCCAAACCATACCTATTCGCGGGGCGTTAACAACCGCGATTGCGAATCAGGGGACAGCGAGCGCCGAGGTTACTATTCGATTGACGTTTGTATCATAATGCAAAAGCGGGTGTCAAATGGCTAAATGTCCTAATGAGGATTGCAAGGAAAATTTTGAAAAGAAGGTTGATGGACATTCTAAGACGCTGTATGGGCCAGACGGCGCAGGAGGCGTTGTTGCATGTATAAAGTCAAAGGTCTCTAAGAAAACAATGGCATTTTGGACGTTAGGACTTCTTGGTGTTTTAACTACGGTTACTATCGCCGGCCTTAATTCATGGGGCCAAGCAAAAGACGAGCGCAAAGAGAACAAGTCGAGTATCGCTGTTATACAGAATGATGTGCAAAACAAGTTTAATGCTCTTGAAAAAAGCATGGACGAGATCAAGAGCAAGCAGATTGACCCCAAAGAACTGTTGATGGAAATTAGAAATATCATACACGAAAAAAAAGAACCGGGGGGGTATGAATGACACTCGAAGACACAGCCGAAATGATTAAGCGTCACGAGGGACTTAGAAACAATATTTATTTGGATACTGTTGGCGTTCTTACCGGCGGCTGGGGCCATGCTTTTCATGTGGGATCTGAATTGCCCTTTGATGTCTGCCTAAGATTATTCAATCACGACTTCGGAAACGCAATTAAGGACGCTGAGTTTATTCAAAAGAAATTCGGGCTCAATATTAATGGTGTCCGGGAGGGCGTTCTAATTGATATGGCCTTTCAGCTTGGCCTTGGGAAGCTTTTAGAATTTAAGAAGATGATCGCTGCTTTAATTATTAGTGATTACGATGAAGCGGCGGCGCAAATCCTTGACAGCAAAGCGGCGAAACAATGCCCAAACAGATACAAAGAACTGGCAAAACTAATGAAAAAAGGAGAGAATTTTGCATAGGCACCTTTTGCTGGTACCGGAAAAGATGTCTGCGTGAATTTAAAATTTGCCCATACGAGAAAGATAAAATATGCACAAAATTTTGGGGTGAAAAACCATGAAAAAGATAATTATCTTATCCGCAGCCCTGGCCCTGATGCTGGCCGGGTGTGCAACGGTCCCAAAATGTCCGCCCTGTCCGCCTGAAAATACACTTTTTATGACGCAGGATGGCTTGGTGGAAATGCCCAAAGGTTTTTTTGATACGGGGAAAGGGCAAAAATGGATGCACACCGACGACTTTGAGAAGCAACGCAGGGATGCGAGAGAGAAACAAGGCGGGCTGTAATCGTCTAAAGGAGACAAATAAATGTGGAACCTACTTGTAAAACCGATTGCTGACCTTTTTGGGAAGGGATTAGACATAGTTGACGATCTGGTTGAGGATAAAGACCTTGCCAATAAAATCAGGGCTGAGGTCCAGACTAAAATAATGTCTATCGCCCACACAGAATTGGTTAGCCTATTGGAAAGTCAAACAAAGATAATCCTCGGGGAAATTCAAGGGGAATCGTGGTTACAAAGGAACTGGCGACCCTTAATAATGGCAGAATTTGGAACAATTATTTTGAATAATTATATCCTCGCCCCCTATCTTGGGTTGTTTATGGGGAATGAATATCAAATAATGCTCCTAATTCCCCCTGATATGTGGGCGCTTTTGAAGATTGGCCTTGGTGGTTATGTTGTGGGTCGGTCGATGGAAAAAATTGCAAACGGAGAGGGGCTTCGCAGCGTGGCTGGGAAAATAATGAACGGAAGCGGTGGGCGGATCTACTGAAAACTCACAGAGCCGTCCTCGTTCCGGTAATAACCCTCGCCATGTTCGCCGCTACCGCACGGACCAGCCCGCCCGTCTTCACCGGATGGTTGGGAGGCATCAACAACAAACAGTTCGCTTAGCGAAAGCCCATTAACGGCGGTTGCGGTTTTAGATAAATAGTCTTCTGCATCTATCCGTGATTCAAAAGAGACACAACTAACCTTGTTATAAACCTGGT